GGTCTATAACGGGAACCCAATTCTTTTCACAATAAGAGGAGTCATCATTGGGCGCCGCAATACGCTTACGCGCCACCTCTCTAGCTTCCCATTTTCCCTTATTCAAAGAGATGGTGCTGTATTCCATGCGCCCTTGACCGTTTGTTGTAGTATCGCGGCGAACGCCAATCAAATAGTAAACGCCTTTCCATTGGATTAGGCGGGCGTCCTCTAGGCCAAGAAACTCCCAGATGGGCTCGTGCAAGTTGAGCATCTCTACAAGGCAGTAATCAGTCATTTCTAAATCTGAATTGAGGCGGCAAAGATAGTTCTCGGTCTCTAGGCGCAGGTTGTTCTCAGGATGCAAGTAAGCCAAAGGCCCCCACATAGAAGGGAAACGTTGCTTGTGTTCTGCGTGGTAGAGGGCATAGTTTACGTGCCTAAGATTAACAAGGATTTCCCCGTCATCATCTACAAAAACAGAAGGGTTCATCAGACCCGTGCCTGCGGTAAAGCGCTTAGGTATGACTATCGGGGCAAGCTTTCCGCCAGCTTGGACGGCGCGCTGAACTAGATTCACTCTAAATAATCTGCGGCTAGGCCGTGAAAATCACAATGTGATTCGTACAGGGCATCGGCAAGCCATTCATGCTCAGTAGGCTCAGAGACATAGGATGAACATAATTCACAATACACAGCCCAGCGGATAGGGTCTAAATCCACAGCAACTACATCAACCGACATTGGGACCTCTTTATCCTGATTTATGTGCGTAAGCACGAGAGAATATTACCATGAGCGAAGATATGTCTTGGGTCAAGAACGCCCCGTCAGCCCCGTCTAAAGAAGACACTAGGCTTTTAGCCAGTCGTCCACAGGAGGCGCAAGACTTTATTGATAGCACCAAGAACTATGGCGGCGCGTCTATGAACCTTCAGTCTATGAAGATGGCGCAACCTGGGGACAAAATGTATATCGTTGGTAAAGAGCCCTCTAAACATACAGGTCGCCCAGTAGACACTGCCTATGAAAATCCAGGTCAATCCACGTTAACTCCTCGCCAGTTTGCATCTCATTTTAATCGTTTAAAGGGAGAGACGAGTAACCCTAGCGCCATGATGGGCAGCTGGTACGATAAGAAAAATAAGGCATCTAAAGCCAAAGGAACTCAAATTGATTTATCAGTAGGCTATAAATATAAGAAGCCAGCTGAAAAGAAAATGATTGAACGCAATGAAGACGCAGCGTTCAGCATGGGCAACATGCGCGAAATCCGTAACGAAGCCGCTCGTAAACGCCACGGCATTACAGAGCCCCGTCCCCCAAAAAATAATTAATGAGCAAGCCGTATACACCTGGCGGAAGATTCAACTCCGATTTTGAACGCGGTTCTATCTTCCAAGGCATAGATGCTGACCTGAAGAACCCTGTAGGAACAGAGGCTCAGTGGTATATCTTTGACGCGGTTAACTCTGTTAAAGACCCAATTTACGATGTAGGAGACGACCCAAGCTACGGAGTTGGTGGAAAAGTATGGACTGGGCCGTTCACTATCCCAGTTATCAGAGCTGTGATTGAACAAGGTAGCTCCAAGACATCCACAGCTGGTTTCTACAACGCCGATACTCTGCATCTAACTCTCAACTCTAATGATATTGAATTTATCGCCCCAGGCACCATGTTGAGCCCAGACTTCCAAGACCGCAGCCGAGTTATCTGGAAAAACGAAGTGTTTCGTCCAGTAAGTGCCCAGCAACGGGGTATTATTTCTGAGACGTTTGTTCTACTAACCCTAGACCTTGTTCAGGTTATGCCTGAAGAAATGGTCAACGACCCTCAGTTCAGCGCCTACGCCAACTAGGAGAAGCAATGCCATTCAAATCTAAAGCCCAGGAAAAGTGGATGTGGGCTACCCATCCCCGCATGGCTGGTCAGTGGGAAGAGCATACCCCAAAGGATAAGCCCCTTCCTGATAAACTAAAGTCAACAGCCCGCTCTAAATCAAAGGATAAGTAATGACACTATCAGCTGCATCATCCCCTTATACAGTGGGCACAACCGCTGTTCAGGTATCTCCATCTACTGGAGCTACCAATGGATATACCCTTATTGTTCAAAATAACCATGCCAGCAACATCCTCTATGTAGGAACGTCTAACACTGTCACTTCATCTGCTTACGGTATTCAACTAGGTACAGGCGCCAGCCTTTCTCTAGATGACTTGACGCCAACTGACCAAGTGTGGGTTATTGCCAGCGCGGCTTCCACCCCAGTTGGAGTTATGGCAATCCTACGATGAGCATTCGCGTAGCCCGTAAAGGCGAGCCTATCGGAACAAGTAAGAAATCTACCCCCAAAGTGAAAGGTAAGTAACCATGTGCGCTACATGCGGATGCCGCGACAAGGCAAAAGATAAGAAGCAAGATGCCAAGCTTATGAAAGGCATGACCCCAAAGCAGAAGTCAGCTTTTGAAAAGGCTGACAAGAAGATGGATAAGAAGAAGCCATCTGCTAAGGAAGATGCCAAGATGGACAAGGCGTTGGCAAAGAAGGTCAAAAAGAAGTAAGCACTTAGCGCCCGCAAGGGCGCTTTTTGCTTTATTCTTATAGTAGTTCCCGTGCGGGGACTAAGCACTACCTTGCGATTTACTCTTGCTGCTCTCTTAGGAGATTACCCATGTCTGACCGTATTGACCGAGCCTCTGATGCTGAATTCATTAAGGCTATCGTCGAGAACGTCCCTCAACAGGCAACCAAGAATGAAACTAACGCATGGGGTGCAGCATTTGTAGCAGCAACGGCAGTGAAGCATGCACTCAAGAAGCGCTGAATTTAACGCGTTAGCCAAGCGCACATCCTTTGAGTTGGTACGCCCTCTCGACGCCCTCCTTCAGTCTTTAGCTATTAAATCTGGCTGGCCTGAAGATATCGTATTTAAATTGAATGTAATTGTAGACTCTGATGAAACTATTAGAGTCCATTACCCAGACGATATCAAGCAAGAGGTTGAAGACCTTGAATACGGACGCCCAGGTGAAACCCCTAACGCGGCAATACGCCCATTCCTTTTACGTGCCCCTGAGCTCATCCAAAATATTTTAGAAGAAAAAGCTCTAGCCCCACTAATAGATTTGATGGGAGTACTCTAATGGGAAATCCATTTATTGTTGCTGAAGACTTGGCTCTAAAGACCTGGTTGTCTGGCATTACGGTATCTGATGATAAAAACGCCAGTCGCCCTGTTAAAACTTGGTTTGGTTACCCAGACGTGGAAGTCCAAGACCAGGTGTTTCCTTTTATCACCCTTGACCTAATTGATATCAACGCGGGCAATGACAGGCAGAGCTCAGGTCTATTGACGGATACTGATTACCAAGGAACCATCGCTGCCCAATCTAATATTGAATATCAATACCAGATTCCTGTGGCGTACGACCTTGTGTATCAAATTACGTCCTATTCTCGTCACCCGCGCCATGACCGCGCCATTATGTTTCAGCTGCTAAATAAGTTTCCATCAAAGTACGGACACCTTGAGGTACCTAATCAACTAGGAACTTTTACGGTAAGTCGTTCTATGTTCCTTGATGGATTTGTAAAGCGAGACGCCGTTGAAGGTGAAACTGGAAACCGCCGCTTGCTTAGAAACGTTTTGACAGTCCGAGTAACTAGTCAGATGTCGCCTTTGGCGGCAGATGCGGTTGCCTCAGAGATTGTTCAATCTGTAAAAATCAATGACACTACTACGTACATTCCGTCTGGCTACTATCCCGTTAAAAACTGACAACAACGATAATCAATAAGGAGATACATTAATGGCCGTTTATACACGCCCTGGGGTGTACGTTCAAGAAACGCTAAACCCTATTGCGCCAACACCTGGCGTAGCTTCACTCTCAATCGCAGCCTTTATCGGCACCAGCGACCGCGGACCAACTTCCGCAGCAACCTTGGTAACCTCTTGGAGCCAATACGTAAGCAAGTTTGGCGGATGGAATACCATCTCGAACAACAACTTGCCTATCGCTGTATACCTCTTCTTCGCTAACGGCGGAACTCAGGCGTACATCACACGCGTACTTGGTAACACAACCTCTGCAGTTGTTACAGCCGCAGCTTGGACATCTGCTTCAGGCGGTACTGTAACTTACACAGCTAACAACACCTTTACCTCTGGTCAAACAGTTACGGTTACAGGTTTGGCTGACTCTGCGTGGAACGTATCTGGCGCTACTATCGCAACAGCGACATCCACATACTTCACAGTTACAGGTATTGTTACAGCAACTAACCTTACTGGAGTCACAGCAACAGCTACTGCTATTACTGGATACCCAACAGTAGCGACCCGCACACTCAGCGACCGCGCAGGTAGCCCTCTTCAAACCCTTACGATTGCCTCTAATAACTCAGGTACTTGGGGAAATAACCTCTATATTGCTATCCAAGACAGCCTCTCAACAGGTTACTTTAACGTAATCGTATACCTAGGCGGAACTACCTCGGGATACATTGTTGAGCAATGGACTGACGTAACCATGAAATCTACGGATGCACGTTATGCTGTAACCGTCATCAACCAGAACTCTGCGTACATTACAGCTACAGACTTGCTCTCTACCTCTGGAAGCCCAACCAGCAACCCAGCGGTTACAGGAACAAATACCAATCTAGTCCCAGTAGTTCTCAGCGGAGGTAGCGACAACAACAACGTATCTTCTGCTAACATCTCAAGCGCGCTTAGCTTGTTTGACACTATTGCCTCTACTCTAATCCTAAATATCCCAGGATTTACAGACGTAACAACAGTCAACCTAGCTCTGGCCTACGCTACAGGTTCTACTCGTTCTAACGACGTCTTTGTAATCATTGATGGAATCAACGACACCGCCACCAACCAGCTGGCTCTTGCGGCAACTTACAGCGCAACATCCTCTGGAGCGGTTTACTACCCACAAATTACAATCTCTGACCCAACAGCCGCAGTTGGTTCACCTACAGGTGCAACTAAGACTGTCGGAGCGGGTGGAGCTGTCGCAGGTCTTTTTGCCCGCACAGACGCTTCTCGTGGAGTATTCAAGGCTCCAGCTGGTCTTCAAGCTCGTCTGTCTAACGTAGTTTCTGTACCATCACTCAGTACCACTGACCTTGGTAACCTTAACAACGGAACTGTGCCTGTCAATGCAATTCGCTACATCACAGGTTCAGGCTTTGTAGTTATGGGTGCTCGTACCCTAAAGCAGGGATATGTAGACAAGTACGTACCCGTTCGTCGAACCCTAACTTACTTGGAAAAATCTTTATCTGACTTGACGCAGTTCGCTATCTTTGAGCCTAATACCCAAGTTCTTTGGAACCGAATTAACTCTGTAGTCGGAAACTTCCTAAATCAGTTCTGGGGTCAAGGCGGTCTATATGGAAACACCCCGTCGTCCGCTTTCTTCGTAAAGTGTGACTCAGACACTAACCCACAGTCATCTATTGATAACGGGTTTGTTAACATTCAAGTTGGAGTCTCTTTGCAGCGTCCAGCTGAATTCATCATCATCAATATCGGTCAGTTCAACGGTGGAACCACCGTTACTACGGCGTAAGGGAGATATAACTAATGCCAACAAATACTAACTTCAACTCAACCCTAGCGACTGACCCTTTACGCAGTTTTAGGTTCACCGCTACGTTTACTGCGGCAGGGGCTGACTCAACCTTCAATAGTAAAATCACTACAGGTTTTACTGGAGGATTCAGCTCAATCTCTGGCTTGTCTATTAATACCCAAGCTATCCAGTACCGCGAAGGTGGAATGAACACCACAGTTCACCAGATTCCTGGTATGACTACATTCAACCCAATTAGCTTTAGCCGTGGAGTAATCCTAGGCAATGACCAAGCTATGGTGTGGATGCGCGGGCTGTTCTCAGCTGGAACTGGTGCGGGTCTTCCTGCGGGGTATAACCCAGTTACTAACCCAAATCCAGGTGCTACTGCGTCAGGCGCAACAGGAAACTTCCGTACAGACATCATCATTAACGTCAATCAGCACCCAAATACAAGCACTACTGTGGACTACCCACAAATGGCTTTTAAGGTGCATAACGCCTGGATTACGGGTCTTAACTACACAGACCTGGATGCGACCAATGGTGCGATTCTGTTTGAAACAATGCAGCTTGTCCATGAGGGCATCTCTGTATTCTTTACAGGTACTACGGGAAGTCCTTCAGACGGTAAAAACACAAGCGACTACTAACTGATAAGATTAGCCCATTAACCTAAGGAGAATAATTCGTGAGCACAACTGATACACCAGTAGTAGTAACAGACGCTGATTTAATTAATAAGTATGCAGCTATGGCGACAGAGGAGCCTGAACAGGTCGTAGAGACCCAGGCTCCTCTCGGACCAGAAGTAAATCTTCCTGGAGGTTTTATCCTTGAAGGGGCTGTGGTAAACACCGCTGAAGTTCGTGAGTTAAACGGAGTAGATGAGGAAGCTATCGCTAATGCCCCAACTACTGGAAAAGCCCTTAACATACTTCTTCAAAGAGGTTTAGTAAAGATTGGTGGAAAAGACGTAACTAGAGACGACTTGGACGCGCTTCTTGCGGGAGACCGAGACGCCATTCTTATCGCCATTCGTCGTGTTACTTTTGGTGGCACTGCAGAATACAGGGTCACATGCGCAGCTTGCGATACAGACCAGAACACCGTAGTAGACCTAGATAAAGATGTTCCTGTTAAAAAGCTGGAAAATTCTGAGGAACGAACTTGGAATGTAGAAACGAAAAAAGGGTTTGTTACTGTGGGGCTACCTACAGGAATTACTCAAAAGAAGTTGCTTGAGAACTCAGAAAAAACATCTGCCGAACTCAACACTATTCTACTTTCTGGGTGTGTGCTATCAGTAAACGGTGTTCCATCTATGGGAGCCAGCACAGTGCTAAAGCTTGGTATGGCTGACCGCGCAAACCTTGTAAAAGAAATTATTGAACGTAACCCAGGCCCACGCCTTGGGGAGGTGAAGAAGGCATGCGAGGCATGTGGTGAGGAGATGAATCTCCCTATCAGCCTCGTTGATTTGTTTCGTATATAGAAAAGAAGATTACGAACTTTTATTAGATGAGTACGAGTTTCTAACAAGAAACTTTACAGGTTGGACTCTCTCGGACATACGGGGATTATCCGTACGAGAGAGGCGCAACTGGATAGAACGAGCGAAACGAAATAGGAGGTAGTCATGGAAGATGACGTCAAGCTGGCCTTTGGCCTTGGCGGTAAAATGGGTACAGCCGTCACTAACATTAAGAACGACCTCCTAAGCTTAGCTAGCATTATCGAAACAACGCTTCTACCTAAGATTGATAAGATGGCTAGCCGCCTTGAGTCGGTTAGCAAAGATTTTAGTGGCCTTCTTATTGCTGATAAGTACGGGCGAGTTACGGGCACCTCAGGGGGTTCAAATAGAGTAGCCCCACCACCTCCTACGGAGACTGGTAATAACGGAGCCCCTCCAACTAATAATCAAAGCCCTAAGACACCACAAGATAACTCCGCTGGTAAGCCTACTAACAATAAGATTGCGGCTGGGGCGCAGGCTGTGCTTGGCGGAATGTACGGGTCTAATCTACTTAGCATGGCCATGCCAAACGTGCAGACCTCCATCATGCAGGACTATCTTACTAACCGCGTAGCTTTCAACGGAGCTGGCGGAATAACTGGTAGCTTGCAGAGTCAAACAGGGCAAGTAAATGCGCTACAGCGCTCTATGGCTAATCAAGGAACAGCCACTAGCAGCATGGACGCTATTAATGCGATTATTGCTCTGCAAAATGCGGGGCTTGGCGGAGCAAAAAACTTTAAGCAATTAGCGTCGGGTGCCGCAGCCATTTCTAATTTAGAACCTGGCATGGGTCTTGCAGGTGCCGCTCAAGCTCAAGGAGCTGCTCAAGCCCCTACTACTGTAAATATGCTTCGTTCTATTGGTATCAATATGCGTGACGCTAACGGTAATATGCTCACTACGGGTCAAATGATTGACCAAATATGGAACTTTTTAAATAAGAACAACGGTGGCAAGAATATGGATAAGGAATCCATAACCATGTCCTTAGCCCCAGGTTATGGCCTATACAACATGCTTAGTAGCATGTTTAACGGCGACCCTATGATGATTAAACTTGTAGGAGACGGATTAAAGCTTAAAGCTCAAACAGGTGGGGCTGCTATTGATTCCCTTACCCGTAATCAAATGAAAACTTTGGGCGGAACCACTGGAGCAGTTAATGCGATTGCTAACAAAACAGCTGCTCAAACAGAGTTACTAACTAATACGGCTGCAACTACTTCAGCTGGGTATGCGGCGTCTGCTGAATTAGCCGCGGCACTCAATAGATTTGCAGATATGGTCCCACAATTAACTTCGGCTTTGGGCGGATTAAACGGATTAATGTCTGGAGTAAAGGGTATAGGGGGCGGAGCACTCACAAGCGTTGCGGGCGCGTACGCCGCTAATAAAGTCGCAAAGAAAGTTGAAAGTACAGGCTTACTAAAGGGTATTGGAAATCTATTTAGTAAAGGTTTTAACTTTCTTAAAGGTAATATGGTAAGAGCGGGGGAGGACATCGCAAAAGGTGATGTGCCTGATTTTGCCGCGGCGGTCATGGAAGACGTAGCTGCGGGTGGCATCGCTGGGTTTGCTGGCGGTACATCTCGTGTACCTGGAACAGGGGATGGGGACATCGTTCCAGCCATGTTGACCCCAGGCGAAGCTGTTATTAATAAGGACGCTGCTGAGAAGTACCGTCCAATATTATCCGCTATGAACGCAGGAACCCTGCAAATGCACGCTGCTGGTACTTCTAATGTAGCTAAAGCTGAGTCATATTTATCTAAGATGAACTCTAATAAAGTAAGCGCGGGGGATTTTGCTCAAGCTATGCTCGTAGGATTAGGGGCGCCAACAGACGCGCAAAACGTCGCCAATTTAAAGCTATGGATGAGCGCTGAAGGTGGTAACTGGCTAAACACTGCGCATTTTAATCCGTTAAACACAAGCTATGGTTTAAATGGGTCTACTAACTTTAATACTGGAATGGCTGGGGGAGGCGTACAGGCGTACAAGAGTTGGAAAGACGGATTAGACGCAACTCTGGGCACTCTTACAGGTCAAAACGCTGGCGCCCGCGGGTATGCGAACCTTGTAAAAATGTTGCAGGGTGGAAAAGCATCTCAATCTGAATGGATTACTGCTTTACAGCAGTCTTCTTGGGATAATGGTCACTACTCTAACCTTTCGCATGGGGGCAACTCTAACTATAATCCAAATTCTCCGTACTCAGGCCACGGAAGCGGTGGAGCAACGAGCACCAACCCTGCAGTACCTACGCAGGCGCAAATAGCCGCACACGCAGCGGCTCTTAATAAAGATGCGACTAATAACCATAACTACGGTGGGGTTAGCATCACGATTAATGCGCAAAATCATTCATCAGATGCACTACTAAGTCAACTACAACAACTATTTGCGGGCTCAGGTATCGTAGCCCAGATTTCAGGGTGAGTAAATGACTACTCTTACAGCGTATCAAACGCGTCAAGCGTATCTTGCAGCTTCCTATAAAGCAAGAGCAGCTGCCGAAAAAGCGGCGGCTAACGCCGCTTTATTTCCAGTAGCTGCTGTTCAAACCCCCGTAGTTGCCCCTCCAGGTTATTATATAAACCTGGAGGGGATAGCTCAAACCATCTCATCTATTCCAAATATACCAGATGCTGCGTATAGAGCGGAGGCGTATGCATTGGCAGCCGCCGCAGTAAAAGCTAGCGCAGTAGCGGCTGCGAAGGCAAGTGCCGCTGCAGCTGCTTCTCAAACGTCTACTGCAGCCAAAGCAAATACTCCGTATAATATTCAATTCAATCTTCCGCCCCATAAATGGAGTTTGCCAGTAGACCCCACTAATTTAGGGTATAACAAGACTAAGCAAACCAGCGCGTCCTTTAATCACGGACTTCGTAGAGCAGCTATGTGGTTCTACGATGCACCGCCTGCGGGAGACACAGCCCCTAGCAGCGCGCAAGGTTTAATTTCCACATCCAATGCTGCAGTGGCTAAGGACAAAAATTTATTTGGTTTTCAATTTTTATGGAACCCAACCACACTAAGCAATTCTATTTCATATAATCCTGCGATGGCTCCATCATCAGCCGATGGATTTGCGCAACTAAACTCTTTGTTTACAGGCATGGAAAGCATGCAAGTTACCGCTCAAATCAATAGAGTGATGGACTTTGCGGCGTTTAAGGCTAACCCTGGCATGTCATTAAGTGAAATGGCCAGCTCGTATGCAGCGTACAAAAACCCTCAATCTAAATCTAAGGCTGAAACCACTGAACAACAAATATCTGACCTGTTAAAACGCGGAACTATGGCGGACGTAGAGTACATCTATAGGATGGTCAACGGTATCGGAAACGCATCTATACCTACTTTTACTAACGTCTTAGGTCGTCAAACAGCTGATTTAGCTTTTTTATCCCCAACGGCTATAGCAATAAAATTTGGCCCAAACCCTGATAGTTTGTCGTACGTAGGTTGGTTAACACAGGTAGATGTTCAACACCTTCAATTTACTGAAGATATGATTCCGTTAGACACAACAGTAACCATTAGCATTAGTGCGTTCTCTCGCACAACGTTAGCGAGCAACTAATGGCTATCTATAAAGGCTCTAGATATGAGTACTCTAAAGTTGATTTTGTGCAAACAAAAGCTTCAGGAAATGCAAACCCTATTATCTTCTACAACGTTCCTGTATTTACCAACCTTTCTTACTATGAGCATGTGTATGAAGCTGGGGAACGGATTGACCAGATATCTACTCAGTACTACAGAACACCTAAGCTTTGGTGGTTAATTGCTGCAGCTAACCCTGCAATAAATGATTTATACAATATACCTGCGGGAACTTCTTTAAAGGTGCCCCGTGTTTAATTATTTAAAAGTAACTTTTCCTAACACTACGCTATCACCAAGCAGTGTGCTCTCTTTTAATTACTACCAAAACCGTTACAAGCATGAGGTTGCGGTCATAAAATTTAGAGATTGGAACGTTGAGTACTCTGTAATCTCTTCGGGTTCTCCTGTGCAATTTCAAATGTTTCATGGAGTTACCGCTGGAGCAGTAAAAACATTTTATGGATATGTCCACCACGTCTCACCTACCAGAACACCTGGCCAAAACATAACCGAAGTAACAGTAATCGGAGCCTCGTGGGTTATGAAAAATGAAAGCCAACATATTTATAAAGGACTATCAGCTGACGCTATAGTTACCCAAATGGCAAAAAAGTATAAGTTTGCCTCTTTTACTGTGAGTCACCCTCGCGTGTTCCCTCAGGTGTCTCAAGCGGGACACACAGACTGGGGTCTGTTAGTTCGTCTAGCTAAACAATGCGGCTACAGCCTACGTACAGAAAACACTGAGATTTACTTTCAGCCTATGTTGTATGAGTATACAAATTATCGTTCTCAAGCGCCTCGCTTTATTATGCGTGAGTCTAATAACCCTGGCGGCTCTACTATTTACAGCTTTAAACCAATGATTGGCGAATCTATACCGTACGAACAGGAAACTAAAGCAGCTACCGCTGTGTCTGGTATAGATAGACCCTCTATAAATGGTTTATCTCTTACGCACCCTACAAGAAATAAGAAAACTAGAAGCTCTTCTAGTTTAGAATTTTTTGATAAGTATGAGACTTCAATCGTCGCTAACAATGCCGATACTGCTAAGCACGAAGCTAAAGCGGCCGAAGACCGAGCCTCTTTCCCGTACCGCGCTACAGTTGAAGTTAAAGGGGACCCTTTACTTCGACCAGATATGCCTGTATACCTACAGGGAGTTGGAGCTCAATACGAGGGCTATTGGACAATCTTAGGCACAGAGCACAAGATTTACGAAAAAGAGCGCAATAACCAGATATACACAACAATTTTAACTGTGGGTAGCGACTCTTTAGGTGCGGCGGTTACTTGGACAGATAATCAGACTATTACTCAACCCGCGACTACTCCTACTAGAACTATTATTCCAGGAGTAACGCAAACGGTTATTACCCCCAAGAGCACTTTAATAAACACAACCCCATACAACCTTCCTCAGAAAAAGGGAACATTTGGGACACTTAATAATAGAACTGGCGACTCTATATCTAGTCCTACTTGGATTTCACAGACCGTTACGCTTAACCCTATCTTGACAGTGCCTGGAAGCTCCTCTCCTACGCGCAGCACCGCCCAAGCCTCTATTGGAACGATAAAGTGATGAACGACGAATACGATAAAAGATTTTATGGAATTTACGAAGGCGTCTGCACTAATAATGCTGACCCAGACGGTAAATATAAAATTAAACTTATTGTTCCGCAGGTGCTGGGCAATAATGAAACAGACTGGGCTGTTCCTTGCCTTCCTGTGGTAGTAGACGCTGACCATGGAACCTCTGGCGGCCTGACCACCACTACAAGTTCCGTTAATGATGGGGGCACTGGTTCTTCATCACACAGCCATACAGTGACGTTGACCACACATCAAAAAGTACCAAACCTTAATCAAAAGGTTTGGGTTATGTTCATTGCTGGAGACCCTAATTTTCCAGTCTGGATGGGAGTTGAACTATGAGTTCTGACAGCGCTATAATTCTTCCTTTTTCTTTTAATAGCTCTGGGGGTATTAGCTATACGACCGATATTCGTAAAATCTGGCAAGACCGAGTGACCTTAGTAGTTATGTCGCTAGTAGGGGAGCGGGTTATGCGACCAAATTTTGGGACAAATACGCGAGGTGCTGACTTTGAAAACACATCTAATGCTTTGTCTTTAATACAGTCCGAAATTGCCGCTGGGTTTTCAACTTGGCTACCTAATCTAACTCTTTTAGAGGTTACTGGGGCCGTAGACCCTGTAGATAACTCATTAAATATAAACGTAAGCTACCAATACGGGTTAGGTACTACCGACTCCGTGGTCTTGCGTAATGCTATCCTTGACTCTACAGGCTCAATACTTTCGGAGGCTCCAATAAATGGCTAGTTATGTTCCATCGGTAGACTATACCTCTAGAGACTACTCTGCCATTTTGTCAGATATGACTAGTCTTATCCCTAACTTTACGTCCAACTGGACTAACCGCGACCCCGCTGATTTTGGCATGGTGTTGTTGGAGCTTTTTGCTTACATGGGAGACCTATTAAGCTATTACATTGACCGCGCTGCCAACGAAGCAATGATTACTACTGCTACTCAAAGACAAAGCCTTTTGGATATCTCCACAATGCTTGGTTACGTCCCAACGCTGGCTACACCAGCGACGGCATTAGTGACGTTTACTAACACTAGCGCTAGCGCTATAACTGTTCCAGCATTAACTCAAGTGGCGACATCCTTAATTGCAAATTCTACGACGTCTCAAGTAGTTTATGAAGTTACCTCTGCGGTAACAGTCCCTGCTCAGGTGGGGTCAACTGCTGGAACCGTAAGAACCTCAGTAACTCAAGGCGTAACCGTTTCTAACGAAAGCGTTGGAGTTTCCAATGGATATCCTTCACAAGTTTATCAATTAGCTAACACTTCTGTTATCAATAATAGCACTGTCGTAGTTATTAACGGCGTAACTTACGCTCAAGTTCCCTATTTGGTTGATTATGGTAGCTATGACCCTGTTTATTCAACATACGTAGATGAAAACAATATTACCTACGTTAAATTTGGCGATGGAGTTAGCGGCTGCATCCCACCTAATGGAGCAACCATATATGTTACCTACAGAGTAGGTGGTGGGGTACTTGGAAACGTAGCAACAGGCCTGATTAAATATATTTTAACAATGCCTGGGTTTAACGCTATTCCAACAGGATTAAGCGCTGTCAACTCGGACGTAACTGCGGGAGATGGAGCAGCAACTGGAGGGGCGGACGCTGAATCCAATGACTCTATTCGCTATAACGCTCCTTTAAGTATTCGTTCTATCAACCGCGCAGTTGCGGTTAATGATTACGCGTATTTAGCTACTCAAGTGCTTAACGTAGCAAAGGCTATAGCGTACGCTAGCGTTTATTCTTCTATCACTATTTACATGTTACCTTCTGGAGACCCTGGAGTATCTTCAGATAACGTTACGCCGAGCGCTACTTTTAATACGGTATCCGCAAATGTTCTTTCTTATTTAATCAACAAAGCTCCAGGAAACACTACTATGACTGTACAACCCCCTAAATGGGTAGGCGCGTACATTAACTTAAACATTACGGTAAATCCAACTTACAGTCAATCTGCAGTTAAAACAGCGGTTACAACCGCCATTAACAACTTATTTTTTGTGGATAACACTTACTTTAATCAAACTATCTCTGTATCAAGTCTTTATAACGCGGTAGCGGCAGTCCCTGGTGTGGCGTATCAAAGCCTTACAAAGATGGTACGCGCAGATGCAGACCAGACCTATGTGGTTAATAACAAGCAGCTTGTATCTTCTGTGGCAACCCTAACCACGTCTACTACCCATACTTTGACCGTAGGACAAACAGTGTCGGTAACTAACGTAGATGCCACATTCAACGGAACTTATGTAGTCACTGCGGTAACAAGTAACACGTTCTCATATGCCCTTATCGCCAGCCCTGTGAGCTCTACTCCAGTATCTGGTGGTGCAGTAACTGCGTTAACAGTTAAAGATATAGTATGCGCTGTTAGTGAAATTCCTATGATTTCCTACTCCAGTACTTTCACACTAGGAAGCTTAAATATCACTGCTACAGGTGGTGTTACTAGCTAATGGCACGTTACGGAATTGATTACTACGGCCTTGGAACGTACTCAGGAAGCGCGGCTGCTACAGCATCGTACTCTGCGGGTACCTTTTTAGCGAAGCCTTATAACTATGGAGCTATACAATTAACGTGGTCTACCCCGACGGCCGCCGCAGGAACTTCTATAGCTAGCCTAGTAATTGTAAGAAACCAATACGGCTTTCCAGTTAATCCCTACGATGGAACTCAAGTCCTAGTAAGTAGTGATAACACTAACCCCACATCTTTTATAGATAGCACAGGGCTATCTGATGGTGGGTACTTTTACTATTCTTTATTTATCTACGTGTATACAGCATCTACCAATTCATACGCATGGGTAAATGCGGGAACCGCGTATGGATTTGCGGTAACCAAAGCTGGATACACAGACCGTTTGTATGGTTCTATTCCAGATATTTATAAGATTTTAGACCCGTCCTCTGCAACAGCGGACTGGAGTAACCAAGACCTATATAACTTTTTAGCTAACTTTGGCTTTCAGCTTGATTACATGCAAAATAGCATTGACCTCTTGCGCCGTAGGTATAACATTGAAAAAGTAAACGGTAACCTAGTACCAACATTAATGAATCAATTTGGATTCACTTATGAAGGCGCTTTAGGCCTTCAACAAAACCGTATTCTTCTCAGAGATGCTATTACATTAAATAAGCAAAAAGGAAGTAAACAAGGGCTTACCGCTTTTCTTAAAGACTTCACGGGCTATGCAATTCCTACGGCTTCTACAGCGCCTAACCCAAATGTTACTGGGGTAACACTGGGTCACAATTTAATGCTGGACTACAATGACTCTTCTGCTGAAGAAGGCACAGGACACTGGGTTTCTTCAGATGGAACTTCAGACATGGACTGGCTTGGTACATTAAACGTCACCTCCGTTTCTCTAACCTCAAATGTGGCCACACTTGTCGTTGGTCCTCATCAATATGATGTAGGAAATTACATAACAGTAACAGGACTGCCTGCCACTTTATTTAATCAGTCGGTGCCTCAAGTAATTACGTCTATTGACCAAACTAACTCTATTAGTTTTGCATTGTCTTACGCCTCAAATGTGACCTCTACAAGCGGTTATAACTTAGTTACTAACACATACGGCCAAATACATCCTAGCCCTATTCCTTGGTCAGAGCCTACTGCCCCTAGTCTGTTTCCAAACAAGACAGGTGGAATTCTTGCGCTATACAACATGTCCGCTACCGCTCAAGCAATTTCTGCTTACTGCGGAGATTCCGACGCTATCGGCCAAGGCATACCTGTAACTGCGGGAACTGTTTACTCTTTTAATTTTTATGTAGCAAACGGCGGGACCGCAAGAGCGGTAACCCCTGTTATTAAGTGGTATGACCGTTTTGGTAAATACATTTCTTCTACAAGCGGAACTGCAATAACAGACACTGGGACACTGTTTTCTAGCTCGTACCGCCCTGTAGTTAATGGCGTTGCTCCTACGTATGCTACAGCGCAAGCCATATCCACGTCATTAACTCAAGCGTATTACGCAGTACCTGGCTTATCTATTGCTAGCGTTGGTGGGTCAGCAACTAATGAGCACCATTACATTGATGCGGCACAATTTGAGGCCTCTCCCTCTACCACAGTGGCGGGATTAACCGTGCCTATCACGGCGGCTTCTGGAAACGGAACCAAGGTAACGTATACAGCGGTTAATACGTTTGTAGCTGGGGATACAGTAAACATTACTGGAATGCTGACATCATCTTTTAATTTTACAGCGGCTGTGATAACAAGCGCTACGGGCACACAGTTCACTATAGCAAGCACGTTAGCAACAGGTGTGGGCACCGTTACAGGTTCAGCTGTTGCTGTTTTTGCTGGGAGTACTTTTGATGAGGCACGTCAACTTCATATCGTGCTAAAGGCTAATCGTATTAACGAGCTTATTAATCCACATTTTGCTTCTCCTTTAACTCCTTGGACGGTAACTAACGCGTCTAGCGTTGTTATTAATAACATTGAAGAGCCTACCTCACCAGAATTTGCTGTTAGTACCACAGGAATTGCAGGGGGAGTAGCTACTGTAACGCTTTCTTCATACCATACATTTACAGTAGGTCAGTCTGTATTTTTAACTGGAATATCTGGTTCTGGGGTAACTCCTTCAAGTTTTAATGGAACTCAGACTGTGGCTTCTGTTACAAATAATACTTTTACATTTAATACGGGAGCTCCTTCTCAAGCAACAACAACAACTACGGGATTTGTGTACACCGCAGGAAACACTTTAGAGATTACAGCAACAGCGCCTAGCGTTACGGTGTCCTCTTGGGACGGGGCAACTGCTTCTCAATTAATGCCAATCTATTACCCAGGCACCTCGTACTCATTCAGCGTGTATGCGCAGTCCCCGTCTACAGCAGAAAACGTACAAGCAGTAATCCAATGGTACAACTCTTCTAAAGTTTTGATAGGAAGCTCCTTAGGAGTATCAACCGCTCTAAGTATTGGTAACTGGGTTCGCCCTTACGTCACGGACACGGCCCCAACAACAGCCGCTTACGCTGTAGTTCAACTTTTATGGAGCACAACCACAGGACATTTCATTGCTATTGATGAGGCTCTGTTTGAGAATAATGGATTGGTCTTACCATACTTTGATGGCTCTAATGGACAAGGGCTACTCCCTTATGACTTTATGTGGGAAGGCAACGTGACCAATGGAGCACGAAGCCATTTCTACAAGAATCGTTACAGCGTACAAACGCGTCTACTGGGAACAACTATCACTAACCAGATTAATGCGGGGTCTACGGTAGCGTTCTACTTAGCACAGCCGCAAACGTAGTAAGATACAAGCATGCTTAATTTAATGTTGATTAGCCTGTCCACCGCGTTCTTGTTAGCTCTATTCTCAGGAGTTTCTCAGCTTCTGTCCATGTTCGTTAATCCTGTGCTTGTTAACACTAGCTTTGTATTAGTGTTTAGCGTTGCAACAAGTTTTCTTGTCACGGTTCCAGGGTGGAGAGCGCACATTGTTTACATAATGGCTGGGGCGTTTCTAGGAAGAACTTTCCTCACTATTGCGGAAAAAACGGCGAATTTTCACGCGACTATAGTCAGAAATACACAAGTCTAAAATCCTGTGTTAGTCTTCTCCTCCCCTAACAGGAGGTCCAATGGACAAGCACTATGTATTAATAACAGGTAGAGGTACCACAAGTCGGGCAAATGTCGAAGCCCTTCTAGAAGACTATATCTACGCAGCAAAAGATGAACTTGTATTCGTACTTGAATACGAAAAGTCACCGAGCCAAGGGCAAGTGTTCATTGCTCAACTAGCAA